CGACGACCAAAGCAAAGCGGGCAGGAAAAGCCGCCGGAAAACAATTCGTAAAGCAACCCAAAACGATTGCAAAGAAAACGGCAGGATTTAGATGACTACTTCAGGACTCACCTCGTTTAACTTAGACCTCAACGACATGGTCGAAGAGGCTTTTGAACGGGCGGGTTCTGAACTTCGTACGGGCTACGACTTACGCACGGCTCGGCGGTCGCTTAACCTGCTCTTTGCAGACTGGGCCAATCGTGGCATCAACATGTGGACGTTTGAACAGAACACCATCACGTTGGTAACAGGCCAGCCTACTTACGCTTTGCCGGACGACACGGTTGATTTGCTTGACCATGTCATCAGAACAAACGCCAACGTAGCCAATAATCAAGCCGACCTGACGATTACGCGGATTAGCATGCCCACGTATGCCACCATCCCAAATAAATTGATCCAAGCACGCCCTATCCAAGTTTGGGTACAGCGTTTGACGGGTAACTCAAGCGTATTGCCGGGCACAGTCCAAGCCACGTTTTCTGCCACAGCCACAAGCATCCCAATTACCTCGTTGGTAAATGTGCCGACAGCAGGGTTTATCACCATTGGTACAGAGTTAATTGCGTATAACGAGACTTCTCCCGCAGACGGTGCTACACCCGCATACTTGCTGAACTGCTGCCGTGGACAAGACGGAACTACTGCAGCGCAGCACAACACAAGCGACGCAATCAGCTTGGTTCAAAAGAACAGCATTACTGTGTGGCCAACCCCCAACGCAGGAACAACTTACCAGTTTGTGTACTGGCGCATGCGGCGTATTCAAGACGCTGGTGGCGGCACTAAGACCATGGATGTCCCGTTTCGTTTTGTGCCCTGCTTGGCCGCTGGGCTTGCTTACTATATTGCGCTCAAAGTCCCAGAAGGACTACAGCGTTTGGACGTACTGAAACAACAATACGACGAGGCTTGGGATCGCGCCGCTGGTGAAGACCAAGAGAAAGCATCAGTGAGGTTTGTGCCCCGTCAGATGTTCATTGGAAGCGGCACCTAAATGGGCAATCGGTTTTCGTCCGGCAAAAACGCCATCGCGGAGTGTGACCGCTGTGGGTTTCGGTTCAAGCTGCACGAATTACGTAAAGAAATTATCAAGACTAAGAACTACAATCTCTTGGTTTGCAATATTTGTTGGGATCCCGATCAGCCGCAGTTGCAGTTGGGTATGTACCCCGTGGATGATCCACAGGGCGTGCGTGATCCGCGTCCTGACTTGAGCTACTACCAGTCTGGTAATACAGGCTTGCAGATTGCGCTGACAAACAGCACAAACACAGATGCCGCAGGTTTGCCGTCTGAGGGTAGTAGGATCTATCAGTGGGGCTGGAACCCTGTGGGTGGGGCAAGTAATTTTGATACGGCTTTGACGTTAAATTACTTGGTGGTTAACGTAGAAGTTGGTACAGTAACGATTGAAACGACATAAGGAGTCGAACATGGCTAAAAGTGATTCAAAAGAAGACATGAAAATGGACTTGGCGCAAGACAAGAAAATGATTAAGTCTGCTGTCGGCAAGCATGAGAAAAACATGCACCCCGGTAAACCTATGACCAAACTTAAAGCTGGTGGCAAGACCAATAGCGATATGCTGAAGTATGGTCGCGGTATGGCTAAGGTAATGAACCAGCGGTCTGTTGGTCGTGGAGGTTAATCATGGCTACATACAAGCAACCTAAAAAAGAACCCACCGTTGTTGTGGGTGAGATGCCTGTCAAACAAGCTTTGAAGGCTAACATGTCGTTGGCCAATGAGCGTAGTAACCCTTACCCCGGCACTAAAACGTCAGGCATTAAGATTCGCGGTACAGGCGCTGCGACTAAAGGCTTGATGGCACGAGGCCCAATGGCATGAATTACACGCAACTCAGCAACGCTATTCAGGCGTACACGGAGAATACCGAAGCGGATTTTATCGCTGAGATACCCGTGTTCGTTCAGCAAGCTGAGCAGCGTATCTATAACTCGGTTCAGTTTCCGTCTATTCGTAAAAATATGACGGGCGTGGTATCTACCACAAGCAAATATTTGTCTGCGCCGGACGACTACTTAGCCACGTATTCCTTGGCTGTGATTACAGACGTTACAGACGGGGATTTAAATACTGGAACGTACGAGTATTTGTTAAACAAAGACGTAAACTTTATCCGTCAAGCGTACCCCACGCCTGATGATACGGGCGTGCCTAGATACTACGCTTTGTTTGGCCCTACGGTCAGTGGCAGCACAATCACCAACGAGTTGACGTTTATTCTTGGCCCTTCACCAGACCAGAACTACTACGTTGAACTGCATTATTACTACTACCCAGAGTCTATTGTGGACGCGGGTACGTCTTGGCTTGGTGACAATTTTGACTCTGTGCTGTTGTATGGCTCATTGGTTGAGGCTTACACCTACATGAAGGGTGAGCAAGACATGATGCAGTTGTATAACCAAAAGTTCATGGAAGCGCTTGCGCTGGCCAAACGTTTGGGCGATGGTATGGAGCGTCAAGACGCTTACCGATCTGGTCAGTTCCGTCAGAAAGTAACTTGATATGTCATTGACCCAAGGTGCAACCAATACGTTTAAAACTGGGCTGGCCAATGGCACGTTCAGTTTTAGCAATACAGGTGACACTTCGTACAGAATTGCTTTGTACACGGGCAGTGCCAATCTTGGCCCTGATACTACTACGTACACATCGTCTGGCGAAGCTTCTGGTGGTAGTTACGTGGCGGGGGGCGCAACTTTGACTATTACCCAAGTTCCTACGTTAGGTAATCAGACGGGTTCAACGGCAGCGGCTTATTGGTCGTTTGCCAACGTGACTTGGACAGGTGCAATCACTGCACGCGGTGCTTTGATTTACAAGTACAACGGCACAACAAACCCAACAGTTTGCGTCTTGGACTTTGGTTCTGACAAGACGTCTGCCAACACTTTTGTTGTACAGTTCCCTACATCTTCTTCAACCACTGCTATTTTAAGGATTGCGTAATGGCACTTGTAACCACCACCAAAGGCGAAATGGACGAATCTTTGCTTGAAAAGCGCGAAGGTTCATTGGATAATGACATTGAATACACCACTTGGGTTGAGTATTGGCATGAGGGTGAACTTGTTCACCGTTCTGTTCATGTCAGCCTGAAGACTTCACCAGCGCTGTTTGCCGAAGCAGCATCTTTTGCATAAGGAAATATCATGGCTAATACCCAATCAATGACCACTTCGTTCATGGGCGATCTGTTGGTCGGTGCTCAACAGCTTGGCACAGTTACGCTGACTTCTCGCGGCAGTTTGACTGCCCCAACTACGGACACAGTTAAAGCTGCTCTGTACTTGGCGTCTGCAACCATCAATGCTTCTACCACTGCTTACACAGCAACTGGCGAAGTGACGGGTACTGGCTACACAGCCGGTGGCGTGACGGTGACTAATGCTACTGCTCCAACATCAACAAACTCGTCTTCTACAGCGGGTGTTGCGTACTGGACACCTTCAGCCAGTATTACTTACACTACAGTAACTTTGACCACCGCATTTGATTGTGTGTTGTTGTACAACTCAACTCAAGGTAACAAGTCAATCAGTGTTCACACCTTTGGTTCACAGACTGTAACTGCTGGCACGTTCACTTTAACGATGCCTTCAAATACAACAAGTACCGCGCTGATCCGCTTGGCTACAACCTAATATAGGCGGCGGGGAAACCCGCTGAGTAGCCAATGTTCGGCATCTCCGCCTTCTCCGAAGCGCCGTTCGCCTCGCTTGCGGGGCAGACGGTTGTCGTTGCGCTTACCGGCGTATCCTCAACGGGGTCGGTGGGCACAACTGCGGTTGTTAATACCAGAACAGAAGACGGCGTATCTGCTACAGGCTCAGTAGGTACGGTAACGATAGGCGAACGTACCGTAGCCCTAACAGGCGTTTCTGCCACTGGAGCAGCAGGCAATTTAGTAGAAACAAACAACCCATCAGAAGATGGTGTTGTAGCCACAGGTTCTGTTGGCTCCGTTGCAATCAATCACTCACAAGCGCTAACTAGCGCATCTGCTACAGGCGCTGTTGGTACAGTTTCCTACGGTGGCGTTTCTGTTGCTCTGACAGGTGTTTCAGCCTCTGGCTCAGTTGGTTCTGTTGTAGCTACACCTAGAATTAGCTTAACGGGTGATGTAGCCTCTGGTGATACGGGCGGCGTAGGTGTTGGCCCCGGTACAACTCTTTCTGAAGTACACGCAAATGGTGAACTTGGTACCGTAGGTTCTTCCCGTACTGCGGCTCTGACTGGCGTATCGGCTGCAGGCTTGGTTGGTACAGTTACGGTTATTATCAGTCAGAGTGTAGATATAACAGGGGTATCGGCTACAGGTTCTGTTGGCACAATTTCCATGGGTGAGCGTACAGTCGCGCTCACTGGCGTATCCGCAAGCGGCCAAGCTGGTGATGTTGCAGAGGTAAACAATCCAACTGAAAACGGTGTAGTTGCTACTGGATCGGTCGGCTCTGTTACTGTTGGCCCCCATCAGTTTGGTTTAACAGGCGTAGAAGCCAGCGGCAACACAGGCACAGTCAGTGCGGCGTTAACTGTAGCTTTAACGGGCGTTTCCGCTTCTGGCGTGGCTGGTACAGTATCTGCGGCTCCAACTGGAGTTCTGACTGGAAATGTAGCAACGGGTTCTGTTGGGTCTGTAACCTTTGACAAGACGGTAGCAATTTCTGGTGTATCGGCTTCTGGTGCTGTTGGTGATGTTGTAGAAACCATCAACCCAACGGAAGATGGCGTAATTGCCACAGGTCTTGTTGGTACGGCGACCCCAGTCACAACAATTGCTATTACAGGTGTAGCCACTGCTGGCAGGGTAGGAAATGTAGTTGCTTCTCCCCCGTTGACGGGCGTAGGCGCGGTTGGTTCTGTTGGCACAGTAACTCCAAGCGGCTCAGAAGATGAAGATGGCGTTGTAGCCACCGGCGCTGTTGGTACAGTTGGGTTGAGCGTATCGGTTGCTTTGACTGGCGTGTCAACCACAGGTTCTGTAGGAACCATGGGAGCAGAAGTCATTTACGAACGCGCTTTGACCGGCGTAAGTGCAAACGGCGCTGTCGGCTCTGTTTCTGTCGGCGCAAGGCTAGTTGCTATTACCGGCAATCAGGCAATGGGGCAACTTGGCAATCTTGGTGTATTTTATTGGTCGTTAATTGATGACAGCGAGAACGCAAACTGGCAAAATATCGACAATGCACAAACATCAGGTTGGGCATTGATAGACGATGAGCAGACGCCAAGCTGGGTAGTTGTTGATACAACCTGATAAGGATAAATTATGGCTCTTGTTTTAGCAGACCGCGTAAAAGAAACGACCACGACAACGGGGACGGGGACAGTCACGCTTGCTGGCGCTTCAACAGGCTTTCAATCTTTTGCGGCTGTAGGTAATGGAAACACCACTTACTACTGTATTGCAGCCCAGACAGGCACTGAATGGGAAGTAGGTATTGGTACGTACACATCCGTAGGTACTACGCTTTCCCGTACAACCGTGCTAGCCTCTAGCAATGCTGGTTCATTGGTTGTGTTTTCTGCCGGTACAAAAGACGTATTTGTAACCTACCCATCCAGCCGTTCTATTTATGCTGACGGCACTACACTGACGGCCACCAACAGTTCAATCCTCCCAGCTACTTCTGGCGGTACAAGCTATGCATCCTACGCTGTTGGTGACATCCTGTATGCGTCTACTACAACTGCGCTGTCTAAGCTGGCGGATGTAGCTACAGGTAGCGCAATTATTTCTGGTGGTGTGGGCGTGGCCCCAAGTTACGGCAAGATTGGTCTTACAACGCACGTTTCTGGTATTTTGCCAGTAGCCAACGGTGGTACGAACGCATCCACTGCTAGCATTACATCGTTTAACAACATCACGGGCTACACGGCTGCGGGTGCAACGGGTACAACTTCTACTAACTTGGTGTTTTCTACCAGCCCAACGCTGGTAACTCCCGTTTTAGGTACGCCTACTTCGGTGACGCTGACAAACGGTACGGGTTTGCCCCTGACCACAGGCGTAACAGGCGTGTTGCCAATAGCAAACGGAGGAACAAACTCCGCGTCTGCGCCCGGTGCGATGGCCAACTTAATGGGCTTTTCGTCTACATCGACAGCCGGTACGACTACAACACTGACCAACACAAGTAGCTACTACCAAGTATTTACAGGTTCAGCAAACCAAACGGTTCAGCTTCCAGTCACAAGTACGTTGGTAACAGGCTGGTCGTTCCACATCTGTAACAACAGCACGGGCACTTTGACAATCAATTCGTCTGGCGGCAACTTGGTGATTTCAGTCCCAGCCGGTATTACAGTGATGTGTACTTGTATTGGTACAACATTAACAACAGCCGCAGACTGGGAAGCAGGTTTAACCGACTTTAGTACCGTTACAGGAACAGGCGCAGTAGTTTTAAATACTAGCCCCACGTTTGTTACTCCCGCTTTGGGAACCCCTGCTTCTGGCGTACTGACAAACTGCACAGGCTACACAGCAGGCAATATCTCCGGCACGATCAACCTGACTACGCAAGTAACGGGCACGTTGCCAATTGCCAACGGTGGTACAAACTCAACGGCCACAGCCACTGCTGGTGGTGTTGCTTATGGTACTGGCACAGCGTATGCAGTTACAGCGGCGGGGACATCTGGACAAGTAATAACTTCCGCAGGTGCGGGTGTGCCAACATGGACTACGGCAACTAGCGCAAACACGGCTTCGGCTATTGTTCAGCGTGATGCGTCAGGTAACTTTACTGCCGGTACGATTACTGCGGCTTTGACGGGAACTGCATCAGGAAATCTTGCGTTGAGTGGCGGCACTTTGACAGGGGCGTTAAATTCAAAAAGTATTAACATTCCTCAAAACGCCAATGAAATAGCATTAGGCTACGACAATGCAAATCTAGGCGTAGGTCAATATTACAATTCTACTGATGATGGAATAGTATTTTATAACCGAACAGGTGGATTACAATCGGTTCTTATTCGCCGTACTGGTGGTTTAAATGTTGTAACTGGTGCGCTTACGCAAGGCGGAAGCCAAGTTTTAACGGCGGCAAATTACAACAGCTACGCCCCCACACTAACAGGCACAGGCGCTTCAGGAACATGGAGCATTAACGTTACAGGTTCCGCAGCCACTTTCACTAGCACCACTCAAAATTCACAGTTCAACTCAATTGGTGTTGGTACAGCCGCTTCTACAACAGCGGGTCAAATCCGAGCAACAGATAGCATTGTGGCGTTTTACTCTTCTGACATCCGGTTCAAAGAAAACGTCCAGACCATCCCTAATGCGGTGGATACAGTCAATGCTATTGGTGGCAAGCTGTTTGACTGGACTGACGATTACATTGAAAAGAATGGCGGCGAAGACGGCTACTTTGTGCAGAAGGCTGATTTTGGTGTCATTGCTCAAGATGTGCAGAAGGCTTTCCCCCGTGCAACCCGCACTAAACAAGATGGCTCATTGGCGGTAGACTACGAGAAGCTTTGTGCTTTGGCGTTTGCTGCAATTGGCGAGCTTACCAAACGAATTGAAGCTCTTGAGGCGAAAGGTTAAAAATGACTGTCGGACTTAACAATACAACTCTACTGGATCTACCCCTTCCAGTTGAAGGTTACTTTGATGGCTCATGGGGCGATCTAGTTAACAATGCCTTAACCAACTATTTGGATATTGCCATTGCGGGCACATCAACTTTCACAGGCGATGGCGCAGTTACGCTTGACAATACTGCTGGTGATGACTCGGCTTCAAATATTACAGCAAATTCCGCGCAGTACGCTGCCATCAAGGTAGCAGGTACACTGACCACAACAAAAATCATCACAGTTGGCACAGTTAGCTCTCCTGCTGTAAGTAAGATTTATGTGTTGGATAACGCCGCCACTGGCGGTACTGTAACGTTTAAGGCCTACGGCCAGACCGGTATTTCTGTAGCTGTAGGCGAGAAGTGCGTTGTGTATTTCAACGGTACTGACTTTGTTAAGGTATCTTCAAGCGTAGCCGACGGCGTGACCAGCGTTGGCGGTACAGGCACAGTTAACGGGATTACCCTCACAGGTACAGTCACAAGCACAGGCAATTTGACCCTTGGCGGTACGCTGGCTAACGTGAACTTGACATCCCAAGTCACGGGCACACTCCCAGTAGCCAATGGTGGTACGGGCGTAACTGCTTCTACGGGCACAGGTAGTACGGTTCTTTCCGCAAGCCCAACTTTCACTGGCACGCCTGCTGCCCCAACAGCATCGACCGGCACAAACACAACCCAGATTGCGACCACTGCGTTTGTTCAAAACCAGATTGGCGCTATTGCTGCGGGAGTTTCCTCGTTCAGCGCAGGCACCACAGGCTTTACTCCTTCAACAGCATCCACGGGCGTAGTTACACTAGCTGGTACTTTGGCTACGGCCAACGGCGGTACGGGTAATGCAAACGGCACTGTAGCAAAGCTAGCAACAACCAACTTCACTATTGAAGAGTCTGGTGGAAAGTTGATTTTTAAATACGGCGGAACGACAATAGCAAGCATGACAAGCGCTGGTGTCTTTACAACATTGAGCGATGTCACCGCCAATGGAACTCCATAAGGAATATAAATGGCCGTCACGCTAGGATCAACAGGCATCACATTTCCGGATGCCACCACACAGACCACTGCCGCGACAGGCGGCGGGGCTATTCAAGCTACGTTTACGGCTGCGGCGGCGATCACTGCGGGCCAAACGGTGCAGTTCACTACAGGAACTAACGTCACGCCTGTGACGGGTGTTGCTGCTACACAAGCTGTAGGCGGAAATAATATTGTATTGTCTAGCCCCAATACAACATCCAATACTACTTGGGGAATTGTGGCTTGTGCATATGACCCAAATACTGCGGGTTCGTTTGTAGCGGTTGGTATTAATTCAAGTGGTTCCGCAATCACACTTGTGGCCGGGACTACATCAAACGATACCACAACAGTCGGTACAGTTGTTTCATCTGCTCTTTCCGGGAGTACTTACGGAATTTCCGGGCTGAAGGTGATGTTTGACCCCGTGACTGCGGGCAAGGGCATGGTTATTTTTGTGGACGGCGCGAGCAGTCCTACCACTAAATACATCAAAGCTATTATTTTTACGGTGTCCGGCACAACCGCGACCATACAAAGCACTACAACTCTGTACACCGGCGGTGGCTCGCTGTACTCAACTTTTTCGTACTACGGGCAAGATATTTTTGTCTTTG